TCATTGCATTGTCTCCATGTGAGTGAGTGTGAGTGTCCAGCACGGTGCTGGGATCCCCGCCCCGTAGGGCGGGTGACCTAGTCCCGTGTCAGAGGCCGCACGACGCGGCGCATCGATCCTCCCAGTCCATGTCGAACCGATCCGCCAGTTGCTGGCGCTCGATCGACTCGATGCGGCTGGGGTCACAGGTCACAACGACCTTGCGACGGCGATCGTACGCGATGCGCTGGCCGCGCCCGAACCGACGCCCGTCGGCGTCGAGACCCGCGTACTTGGCGTTGATGAAGACGATGTCGAACATGGTGGTGTCTCCGGTCAGGCGTTGGTGGTGTACACAATCGATCCAGTGTTGCGCGAGTCATACGATCGACCCGTCGCGATGATGTCGCGAAGGTCCTCGCGGATGTTCGCGAGGTAGTCGTGGTGGTGGATGATGGAATCCACCACGCTGCTGTCGAGCAGCATCTCGTGGTGCAGCACGCGGGGCGCACGGAACCCGGCAGCATCGAGCGCAGCGGCGATCGACGCGGCGGTCTCCTCAAACGCTTCGGCGGTGCTGGTCAGGCTTTCCAGTCGGGCGCCGACGGCATCCTGCTGGCCGCAGTGCATGGCGTTGCTGCGAGCGCGTCCGCACTCGCTGGACCAGTAGGTGTCGGCCTCCGCACGATCGAGCCGGAGCAGCGCGGCACGGGCGAGCAGGGTGCAGTAGTGGGACAGCATGGTGCTGGCCCCAAGGGTCACGGTCACGGGGTACTGAATCGTCGCGGTCATTGAAGTGTCTCCATGTGAGTGTGTTCAAGGCATCCAGCACAGTGCTGGGCAGGCCGCCCCGAAGGGCGGCGAGCCGATCACCGGGCGAACGGGTCGTAGACGCTCCACGCCGTCCCGTTCCAGCGTGCATCGAGGTTGAACAGGCGTTGCTGACCTCGATCATTCCAGTAGCAGTAGAGGTCGATGGTCAGGCCCTCGCGACGATCCTGGCCCTCGATCTCCGCGAGTTCCTGCAGGTCGAGGTCGTCGTACGATCCATCGTCCCACTGGGTCGTGTCGATGGTCGGGCCGCTCACGCCGTTCCGGCGTCCGACCTCGATGGTGAGTCGTTTGCGGCCCAGTGCCGCCTGCGCTCCGTCGGTGATTGCACGAATGTCTTGCTTCGTGATCATGTATGTCTCCATGTGTGGTTGCGTCAGTCAGTGAGTTCCGGGATCACCTTGGACTTGAGGTGGACAGTCAGGGCGAACAGGTCGTCGTACTCCGGCCCCATGCCATCGCCGTAGACCAAGTCATAGACGGCGTTCTCGTAGCGAATCCTGATCGTGTCGCTGACCTTGCCGATCGGGGCCATGATCAGTGCCAACTTGACCATGCGTTCCTGCGATTCGGCCAGTGCTGCGCGAGCGCGGTAGTACTTGCGAAGTTCTCTGTCGTATCGCGCCCAGTTCCTTTGTTCGGTCGTTGCCTTACGCATTGAAGTCTCCATGTGTTGAGTGTGTGTCCTGCACAGCGCAGGCCCTTCCCCCCCGTGGGGGGGTCGGGCTGGTGCTGGTTCAGGCGAAGCGATCGACGATGGCGTCCCATTCCTGCGACCACGCCTCGCTCGTCGGGGTCACGCCGTAGTCCGTCACCGATTCCAGCGGCGAGCAGGTGCTGTCGCTGGGGTACATGAACACCGCGTACCCGGCGCGGTTGCCGTCGCGGTCCGTGATCGAGAATTCCGCGTACTCGATCTCATAGACGGCGCGGATGATCTCCAGCACATCGGTCGTCTTGGGCTTGCACAGCGAGCCATTGTCGCCCGGGGCGTCGGTGTACTGGATCGTGAAGGCATACCCACGGTCAGCGAAGTACTTCACGAAGTGAGCCACTGCACACTTGGGGTCGATCGCGAGGGCTTCGGTGCGTGCGGCCTTGGTCGTCTCGTAGTCGGTCATGTTGGTCTCCATGTGGTTGGGTGTCGAGGCATCCTGCACGGTGCAGGGCAGGACCCCCCGGAGGGGGTCGAGCCGTGCGTCGGTCAGGTCAGGCTGTCGATCACGGCCTTGAGCAGTGCTTCGCCTTGCGTGGCGATGTCGGTCAGTCCGCATTCGGTGGGGTTCAGAGTGTCCGCAAGTGGCTTGCTTGCGATTGCATACTGAAACCGCAGGTTCGACTTGAACACGCGCAGGTCGTTGAGCATCCTCCTCGCGACTGCGATCTGCAAGATGGCCTTCTCGATGTCGAGCCACTGGGCCTCTTTGGCCGACAGGCTCAAGGCGACGGTGTGGGCCAGTGACCTCGCGAGCGCGTCGGCAGCGTCGGGGTTGGTGGTGTTCTCGCCAATCAGTTTGGCGTTGCGGATGATGCCGAAGGTGTCGATGGTGGTCATGTCAGTGTCTCCATGTGGTGGTTGCGAATCCTGCACGGTGCAGGCCATGCGCCTCGTTCGGAGGCGGCAGGCTCAAACCGTGTCGGTTGAGGCTGGGTTGTCAAAGAGGCACCATCGAGTAGTTCGATGATGACTGCACAGTACTGCAAGGTACTGCAATGTCAAGTAGGGGGTGGGCAGATTCTGAAGATTTTTTTCGGCTGCGTTTCCAGCGTGCTGGGGCAGGGTGGGTCCAATGCAGGGGATGGAACTGCCGCGACGGGAAACGAGCGGGAGACCGCTGGCACAGGACGCTGACGAGATCGAGGCACGGAAGGCCGTCTTCCTCGCCTCGCTGCCCTCTGAAGGCGTCTGCGGGGCTGCACGGGCCGCTGGCGTGGCGGAGTTCACGCCCTGCCGCTGGTACGCCAACGATGAGCGGTTCCGGGCTGCGTGGGACATGATCGAGCCACTCACGGCTCGCCGGTTGGAGGCCATCGCTGACGCTGTGGTCAACGGCGAGCGTGAACTCAACAGCGCGGCGGTTCAGGTGCTGATGTTCCGGCTCAAGGCGCTCAAGCCCGCGACCTACCGCGAGCGGTCACAGGTCGAACACACGGGCGCCAACGGCGGACCGATCGCCATCGAGCAGGGCGATGCTGGCCGTGGCGCGGCGATGCTCGCGGAGTGGAGCGCGGCCATGCTGCCGCCCGGGCAGGGCGATGCCAAGCCCTGACCCGATCGCAATCATTCAATTGCGGCAGCGCGTCTTGAACGCCAGCGCGGCGGAGCAGCCGCACATACGCGCCGCCTTCGCCCAGTCCTTCCCGGCGTGGGCCGACGCGACCGCGTGGACCTTCCGCGTGAAAGAGGTGGGCGATGACGGGCGCGAGCGCCCGGTGCGCCAGCCCCATGTCCCGTTCACGCTGTGGCCCTGCCAGCGCCGCGCAGCCACGGAGGTCATCGAGGGCATCGAGGCTGGCCGCGATGTCGTGATCCGCAAGTCACGCGACATGGGAGCGTCGTGGCTCGTCTCCGCCATCGCCGTGTGGGGCTGGATGTTCAAGGGCTGGCAGTCGCTGCTGGTCAGCCGCGTCGAGGACCTCGTCGATCGCACGGGCGACCCTGACTCGCTCTTTTGGAAACTCGACTACCTTTTGAGCAGCCAGCCACGGTGGCTGCTGCCATGCGACCCGGACGCGCTCGCCAAGGGCGGCGAGTTCCGCCAGCACATGGTGCTGCGACACCCGGAGAGCGGCGCGACGATCACAGGGCAGGCCAGCACCGAACACATCGGGCGCGGTGGTCGCCGCACCTTCGTCCTCTTCGACGAGTTCGCTGCGCTCGACAACGCGGCGGCGGCGTGGCGCAGCGCGGCGGACTGCACATCGTGCCGGGTCGCGAACAGCACGCCCATCGGCGCAGGCAGCGAGTACTCGCGGCTGGTGGCGACGGCGCGGACCAAGGGCGAGCCGCGCCTAGTCGAGTTGATGTACTGGGACCACCCGGAGAAGGGCGCAGGTGCGGAGCAGCGCATCGACGAGGACGGCACCGTCACCGGGTTCGCAGGCTCGCCGTTCACATGGTCGCCGTGGCTGGCGGAGCAGGCGAAGCGCCGCGATCGCGTTGACCTCGCGCAGAACGTCTTCGCGGAGTCGGTCGGCAGCGGCGCGGCGTTCTTCCCGTCGCACATCGTGACGAAGCACCGGGACACGCACGCGGCGGACGCGAAGCGATGCGAGGTCGTG